CTTCCCAAAGCAGACGGTACTCCCTATGCTACTGAGAAGGGTGCTTTTCGTAACCACCCATGTACCAAGTGGGCAAATGAGTTCGTAACTAACTGGCAGTGGTTGCTTGCTCATGGACTTGCTATGTGTGACGAGTACACTGCTAGGTATGGTAGAGTACACACATGCCAGAAGACTCTTCTAGCAGCGAAAGAGATCCTACCTACTGCTGATCCTCAGGGTCGGTCAGGTAAGGAGACCACACCATTCGTCAGAGCAATGCCTGATGAGTACAAACTTGACACTAGTATCTCTACCATCGATGCATACAAAATGTATATTGCATCTAAACCATGGGTAGCAGATAACTATATTAAACTTCCACATCGTAAACCTGACTGGGTTTGACACTAAATTATGAATGATTTCCTTTGGGTAGAAAAGTATCGTCCTCAGACGGTTGATGATTGTATCCTTCCAGAGGAGACTGCGACCATGTTCAAGGGTTTCCTTGACAAGGGTGAGATCCCTAACATGCTGCTTGCTGGTCCTGCTGGTATTGGTAAGACTACTATTGCTAAGGCACTGTGTAATGAACTGGGTGCTGACTACTATGTGATCAATGGATCTGATGAGGGACGTTTCCTGGACACGGTAAGGAATCGTGCCAAGGCATTCGTTTCCACTGTCTCTCTGACCTCTGAGGCACGTCACAAGGTGCTTATTATCGATGAGGCAGACAACACCACTCAGGATGTGCAAATGCTTCTGAGGGGGTTCATCGAAGAGTTCCAGAACACCTGTCGTTTCATCTTCACCTGCAACTACAAGAACAAGATTGCTCAACCACTGCACTCTCGCTGCACTGTGGTGGAGTTTAATGTGAAAGGTAAAGAGAAAGCACAACTTGGTGCTGCTTTCTTCAAGCGTGTTCACACCATCATGGCAGAGGAAGGCATCGAGTTTGAGATGTCAGTGCTTCGCGAAGTTGTGATGAAGCACTTCCCTGACTTCCGACGCACGATCAATGAACTGCAACGTTACTCCTCTAAGGGTAAGATCGATACAGGTATCCTAGGACAACTCTCTGATATTGCTATGTCAGATCTTATGAGTCACTTGAAGGGTCGTAAGTTTACTGACGTTAAGAAGTGGGTTGTTGCTAATATGGACAACGAACCTCATGCTGTCATGAGAAAGGTGTATGATTCCCTCTATACATACTTACAACCAAAGAGTATTCCCGAAGCAGTTCTTGTTATCGGTGAGTACCAATACAAAGCAAACTTTGTCATGGATCAGGAGATCAACCTCGTAGCATTCATGACTGAGATCATGATGAGGTGTGAGTTTAAATGATAAAGACCCATGAGTTATTCCCTACGAGAGTCTATGAGTTTCGTTTAGAAGGTGATGACATGGCAATGTCTGATCAGGCACTGGAATATATCAAAACTTTGAACATGCAAATGTATAATTTCCCTGCTGGTGTTCGTACTAGTAAGGGTGATTTGCATAAAGATGAACCTATGCAAGAGATGACAGGGTTCTTTCATGACTGTCTAGATTATATTCGTTGTGATCTTGCACTTCAAGTAGAAGAACTACGTATCTCTTTATCATGGGCAAATTGGGCACCACCTCAATCAGGTGCTGGTCATCCTCTCCATCGTCATAACTATTCTTATCTCTCTGGTGTATATTATTTCACCGAAGGTAGTGATACTGTCTTCCATGACCCTGTTGATATCCGTAATCTTGATACCTTAGAGATTACTCGCGACTTCTTCGACGGACCTGAGGAACGTATCACGGCGGAACCTGGTAAACTTCTTATCTTCCCTGGATGGTTAAGACATTATAGCAATCCTCACTCTGGTAAAAAAGACCGCTATACTATGTCTTTCAACTCATTACCCCATGGTCCTGTCAACGCTGGTCCACAAGGTGTCCCTATGGCAAACATCAACGTATTATGATTGACCCTACACGATTTGATTTTCCATCTATCTTTGGAGTTGTGAAGTCTACTGATGGGTTGAAGCGGCGACAAACTAGACCACTCAGAGCAGAAGTCCAAGAGATTTCTATTGCTAAGTACAGCGGTGGTCAGTTGAATTACGTCGGAGCAACTGCTATTGGTCAGGACTTCCTTGGATTAGAAGATGGACTTCGCTATGAGTCTAAGGGTAAGGATAATTTATTTTGTAAGAGGATACCCTGGACATCAGAAATTACCTTGAAGAATTTTCAAGGTAATAACACAGGTGTACCTGAAAAAACCTTTGACTACATGCTATTGTGGGACACAGCAACATACACAGTTGCTATCTGTACTTGGGATGCTTGTATGAAGCATGTTACTTTGAAGGATGACTCCGTTAAGTTCCGAGTGCATACAGATGATCTGACTTTCTTGGCAAAGAATGTCACACCAATTGATAAGGGAGACTTTGCATCCCAACTTTATAATCTTATTGAGTCAACAGTATGAAACTATTGAAGACCCCTCTCAGATATCCTGGTGGTAAGTCGAGAGCAGTTACACAACTAGAACCCTGGTGCCCTGCTAAATTTAATGAGTACAGAGAACCATTTGTGGGTGGCGGTTCTATGGCAATATACATGTCTCAGTTGTATCCTGAGATCCCTGTCTGGATTAATGACAAATATACTTATCTCTACAATTTCTGGGTAGCACTCAGGGATCAAGGTGACCTACTGTCTGATGTATGCTATGCGATTAAAGAAGAAAACCCTACACCTGACCTTGCTAAGGAGTTGTTTAATAGAAGCAAAGAGGAAATATCCGACGCCGATCCTTTTCGTCAAGCTGTTCTATTTTGGGTTCTTAATAAGTGCTCTTACTCTGGGTTGACTGAGAACTCTTCATTCTCACAGAGTGCATCAATTCAAAACTTCACCAAGCGAGGAGCAGCGAATCTAAAAAACTATCAAGATCTGATTGCACACTGGCGTATCACTAATCTAGATTACTCCGAACTACTAGATGGTGATTCAGATACCTTTGTCTTTCTAGATCCTCCATACAGAATTAATTCTTTTCTATATGGTACCAATGCTGAGATGCATAAGAACTTTGATCATGAAAGGTTTGCTAAACTGACTAAGGAATCTAAGAGTGAGTGGATGGTCACCTATAATGTAGACAAAGAGATTGAAAGTATGTTCAGTGAACATCATCAGAGATACTTCAAACTTACATATGGTATGAAGCACAGAGCAAACAACAAGAAGTCTGAACTTCTCATCACTAGTTACAACCCAACCCCTAATACACTAGAACAGTTCTTCTAATGAGTAAAGAATTTGAGTATCAACTGAAAGACTACCTCAATGGTATCAACTTGAAGCAAGGTAACCTTCATGAAGATGAACGTGCCATGGCAAAGTATCCATCTTATGTCGTTAGTAAGTGTCTTGCTGGTCATCTTGATTGTATTCTCCATGTAAATCAGATGAATATGTTGTATGATCTGGATAATGATATGCAATATAATTTTTACCTACATAGTATTAGGAAATCCAAACGCTTTGCGCCTTGGAACAAATACACGGCAGAAGATGATCTAGAACTAGTAAAACAGTTCTACGGATATAGCACCGACAAGGCGAGAGATGCCCTGAAACTGCTCAACAAAGATCAGTTGGAAGTCATCAAAACTAAATTAAATGTTGGAGGAAATTCAAGATGACTAGTGAAGAGATCTCGTGGTCTCAGGATATGATGTTGGAAGTGGCACTTAAAGAACCAGATGATTTCTTAAAAGTGCGTGAAACTCTAACTAGAATTGGTGTTGCATCTCGCAAGGATCGTAAACTCTACCAGTCATGTCATATTCTGCATAAGAAAGGTAAGTATTACATTGTTCATTTTAAAGAACTGTTCGCTCTGGATGGTAAACCAGCGAACATTACTAAGAACGATATCGAAAGAAGGAATCGCATTGCTAAACTTCTGTTTGATTGGGGACTAGTTAATTTTCAAGCGGATGAACTAGTAGAGATTGCACCTTTGAATCAAATCAAAGTTCTGTCCTACAAAGATAAGCAAGAGTGGACGTTGGAAAGTAAGTACAACATCGGTAAGAAGAAAGTAACTGTTGACACCTGACCCATGTATGAGGATATGGATTGTTATGATAAAGCAATCCAACTCTTCGGAACAAGAGTTGGTATGATCTGTGCCATGGAAATGGCAAAGAAACTTGATGCTGAAACTGCTTATGCTAACATCAAGTTAGAGTTGAAAGAACTCAAAAGAGTTCGTAAGAAGTGGAACAAGGAACACAACTGATTGATTATTAATGAAATTTATTGGATTGAGAGTTGAGGATCACGATTCCAACATCACCTATACCGATGGAACCAAAGTAAAGTATCTCTCTACGGAGAGATATTTTCATATAAAGCATCATGGACTAGACAATACATGGCAGTGGCAAGACCTTACTGATGAGTTGGGTGTGCATATCAACGAAGTTGATGCCCTTTGTATTGTTAGCGATCAAGTAACCTTTGATGAGGGTGAACTCTATCGTGAGATAGATATCGGATTGCCTTGTAAAACGTTTGCAATCGATCACCACTGGGCACATGTACTTTCACAATGGCCAGTAGGCATTCCATACACTAACTATGTGTTCGATGGGTATGGTAGTAACAGAAGGTCCCATTCTCTGTTCTTAGGTGACAACTTAGAACTGTCTCATGATGTAGATATCACAGGATCTATTGGTATTGAGATGGCAAAGGTGGGTGCTGCTCTTGGTCTTACAGATAACACTCCACATGGTCTAGATCTTGCTGGTAAGATCATGGGACTAGCAGCATATGGTATCATTGATACAGAATATGCGAAGTTCCTGGATCAGTTCCCTATCAGTAGGGTGAAAAATATCTGGAACTATGATCAGTGGACTAGGAAGTGGGATAATAATTTTGATATCAATTGGTTACGTACTGTTCATGAGGCAACAGCAAATAAACTAGCAGAATATGTGGGTAATGGTGATGATGAAGTAGGATATACAGGTGGTGTAGCACTGAACTGTGTGTTCAATGGACGCATTACACAGACTGGACAACAGATTTCTACTATTCCACATTCAAATGACTGTGGATTGTCCTTAGGAGCAGTAGAATTCCTTAGAAGACGCTTCCATACAGAGGAGTTTGATGCTACTGGGTTCCCATTCTGGCAGGATGATGAAGCACCTGAGGAAGTCAGTGATGAGACTATCAAAATAGTTGCAGAAGAGTTAGCAGTAGGTAATATTGTTGCTTGGTATCAGGGTCATGGTGAGATCGGACCTCGTGCATTGGGTCATAGGAGCATTCTTGTTAATCCTAGGTGTGAAAACATCAAAGATGTGCTGAATAGTAAGGTTAAGCATAGAGAACACTTCCGTCCTTATGGTGCCTCAGTCCTACGAGAAGACGCTCCAAGGCACTTTGATGTACCTGACGGTGCAAATATGCCTTGGATGAATGTTTCTGTAAATGTTACTGATAATGACCTGACATCTGTCACACATGTCGATGGTACATGTAGGATCCAAACTGTTGAAGGTGATGACTGCTATGCCAGACTATTGCGAGCATATAAAGACATCACAGGTGACAGTGTACTGCTCAATACCTCACTAAATTTAGGTGGTAGTCCTATCGCATCTAGTTTCTGGGAAGCGAAGGAGTTGTTTAGTAAAAAAGATATTGACTTTTTATGTATTGGTAATGATCTACTTCATAAATAGGTGAAGTTACTTCTTCTCTATGGATAATCCAAAGAAAGAGGAAACCAAGAAGGACAACAAATTTGAGTGGGCGGATGAGGGTGTATCAACTCTCGTCCGAGTTATTATACATGGATGGTCAGCAGCAATTCTGACCCTTAACTATGTAACTGTTCCTGGTATTCCGCAGAAAAATATTGATCCAACTTTTATCGCCAGTGTGTTCACTGGAACCTTAGCCACTTTTGGAGTGATGCCCTCCAAGAAAAAGGATGAAGATAAAACTCCTACATTACCGAAAAAAGATGAGAAAATTTCTTAGTTTGATTTGTTTGCTGGGTGTCATGTTCATGGCAGCACCAGTCTTTGCCGTTGATGTTGTCATGGGTGCTGGGGGCAACCTAGCATTTGAACCTAATGAGATTACAATCTCAGCAGGTGACACACTACACTTCGTAAATGAGGCACTACCTCCTCACAATATTATTGTTGAAGCACGTCCCGATCTTTCGAGAGAGGCACTGCTCTTTGCACCTGGTGAGTCACAAGATATTCTATTCGCTGACGCTGGCGACTATAATTTCTTCTGTGGTCCACATCAGGGTGCAGGTATGACAGGTACTATTCACGTCGAATGAGGACACAATGCAAAAAGTAGTTAATGTTATCGCGTTACTTTCAGGTCTAGTTTCATTTTCAATTCTAGGGGGTGGTGCTTATCTCTATATTCAAAAGGATGCACTCATTGAGAGTGCTACAAAGGCAGCAACAGAGGCAGCGACAGAAGCAGTCGTAGGCGCATTGCCTGGTCTGGTTGGTGGTCTCATGCCATCGGTGCCTGAGTTGCCTGGTGCAACTGGTGGTGCCATTCCTGCCTTACCAGGTGCTGGCGCTGCCGTACCAGGTGCTGGCGTACCTGGGGTGCCATCGGCAACTGGTAGTGTACTGCCATTCTAATGGAACCTATACGTGAGATTGGAACTAACATTATTGAAATCCGACAGATAGATATACCTGTTTGGAGTTTTAGTGAACCTTCCAACTCACAATATATAAGTCCACCAGTTACTGTCAACATCGGCATACCCGTTGTTGACATACCTGGGTGTGTAGAAGCACACGAAACTAATAACTCTAAGAACAATAAAGTTGGGGTTGATGATTCAAATGGTTTGGTTACGTATTGCGATTCTGGTTATCCCAGTTTTAACCCTATTTCTTTTGAACCGAACAGGATGACAATAACTGGTCCACCTACCGTTGGTGGTACCAAAGTAGATGAACCAAAACCAGTACCACCAACACCAGAAGTAAACACACCACCTGTTGCTACTGCTGTCGTAGAATGTCCGACACCAGCACAGGAAGCAAAGGAACCTGTTGGTACATTGGTAGAAGGATTTAGAAAAGAAGTTGTTGAATATAAACTAGTTGGTAATGAATGTGTACAGGTTACAGAAGCAGTTCCTCTACATACACAAATAATTGCTGGTCTACCTAGTGGTGGTCAAGTTATGCAGGTAGGTGGCATTGCTGTCATCGCTACTACATCAGCACTATTAGCAAAACCGCTGGCAGATCTACTATTGAAAGTAGTCAAACCAACGGTTAAGAAAGTTATTAAAAAGATTGCTAAACTCAGGGGGAAGGAGAGTAAGGTACCGTCTGTAAACGAACGTCGTTTGGAGCAGCGTCAGAGGAATCTTGCAATTCGGACTCTTCGGGAGGCACTGAAACCGAAGGGATAGTATGTCTGTGATCTTTAATCTGATTCACATTCATCACCACGACATCGGCACATATTTTATAGTAAGGGCTCTTGGGGTGGAACATGATTCCTTCCTTCATAAGAGATCCACAATTTTTTAATCTCGCAATCTCAAAGTCTAATCTTTTATTGGCAGCAGTTTGTTGTAGCAAATCAATACTTGCTGCTGCCGCTTCCTTACATTGGTCCTGCAACTTCTTATCAATGGGTGTACTCCATGTCATAGAGAACCCTACACCTAAACTATAATTATCTTTCTGTCCAGTACGTGTTTTCTTATGGAAGAGGATGTCTCCTGGATTGTCTATCAAACCGTCTTCATTTAGATCACTGATATCATACACAGGATCATTAAAGTATGGTTCGTATGGTTTAGATGCAGAAGCAGATCCTGTTACATAGGGGGTGAAGTTGCGAGTGGGACCTTGACATTGTATACCACTTCCGTATGTGTTTGTAATGTAAGGTCCTTGAAGGACTTGAATAGCTTGGTTTGTAACGGAGCCTGAACTATTAGCCACAGGAGAAGCAGTAGCAGACACACCACCAACAGTTTCAGCATAAGAAGGATTAGCAAATAAAAGGGTTACTGCGAGAAGATACTTGTGGTATCGGTTATGCTTGTAACCTCGGTTGTTCTGTTTATAATTGTTTGATTGCTTAAACCTGGGCCTTGATAAGTTTCTGTAAACTGAAACGCTGCGCCAGGTGTTGTTTGTGTAAACGTCGGTCTGTTGTTCACTCCTGTCCATGAAGAAGTCACTCCGTCAATAGTTACATTACTGGCACCTGTCCCTGGGGAAAGGTTGCCATTAGCGGTGATACCAGAACCAGTAGCAGAATACTGATATCCAGTGTTGTAGTCCATGCTATTTATAGACTCAGTTATAGTCTGTGTTGTCTCCGTGTGGCTCGTCATGGATCCCTGAGTAAAATTTGGGACCACGGGGACCGCCTGGGCAGGAACAAGTGTGACACTTGCACCCACCGCAACAATCGCACACGAGATGATCGTATTTTTCATCACTAACCTCAGTCAATTACAGTGATCTCACTCACGTATTGCCCTGTTGCTGTCGTGCCAGCCCCACCAGCCGTCACGGTGATCATACCCGCAGATGTCACAGTACCTGCTAATGACCCTGCTGTACCAGCAGTATAAGAAGTGGTGTTTGAGAAGTTAGGAACGTCACCTACCGTTGGAGCAGCAGTTGGAACTGCATCAGCCTGTGTATATGACTGACTGAACGAGAAGGCCGAACCTGCTGTATCCTGTGTGGCAGAGATAGTACCAGGAGCATAGATGCCAGAGGTGATAGTACCAGCGGAAACTGTGTGAGCAGTAGTTCCGTCAGTAGTATCGATATTTGTACCTGAGATACTAAACGATGAACCAATTCTAGTTGCCTGAGTTCGTGCTGAATCAACGGTGAGTTGGACACTTGCGGCATGTTTTGATACAAGTCCACCAGCGTTAGCAACGCTAGCAGTCATCAGAAGCATAACGAGAGGAAGAAATTTCTTCATCGTCTCGATGGTAGGAACTAGTTCTATTTAGGTCTTTTAAACCTCTTGACAGGACCTTTGTAACTACGTATAATACAGGGGTCAAAGACACCTAATATCACATGACCACAACTCCCACAAACCTATTCACAGCAACCGATTCCACCGATCCCAACCCCGTTAATACCAAGTTTGCATACGTAAGGGGCAACGAACGTCTGCGTCAGTCTATGATTCAGGCAGAGACTCGTGGTCGTGGATTCTCTTATCCTTGGATCGATGATTCATACAACATTGGTGACTGGTTCTGGAAACCAGTTTCCAAATCTGATTGGGATGAAGGCAAAGGACGCCCTGCAACGCCACCTAAAACCATGTTGCATGGTAGGCGTTGGAGAACCACCAAGCGTTTCAACGCTGACCGTCGCGAACATGGATATATGGTAGAGCGAGTTGCATGATAAGTACGGGGTTCACCACCCCGTATTTTTTTTGTTTGTTATAAATAAATTTGATTGCCTTCGGGGATCACACAATACAATCTCGCTTTAAAAGGAGTAGTTACATGACTGGACTGAGGAAGTTTTCTCATAAAGATCTTAATGCCGTAGTGGATGCGGTTGAGAAATATAGCATCGGGTTAGACGATGTTATGTATAGGTTACATTCATATGGAATGGGTAGTGTCAATGAGGCATATCCACCATATAATCTGGTGAGGGAATCAAACATCAAGTGGCGTATTGAAATGGCACTTGCTGGATGGGCACCAGATGAGGTGGAAGTCACCACTGAGTCAAATGTACTGCTGATTAGATCCGTCTCACCAAAAGCAAAGGGTGAAGATGAGTATCTGCATAGGGGTGTCAGCACTAGGACATTTGCTAGGGGGTTCAACCTTTCTGATGATGTGGAGATCGGTACAGTCACGTTTACAAATGGATTGCTTGTGATAGAATTGCAGAAGATCATTCCTGACCATCAGAAGTTAAAGATTTATGAAATTCGTCCTCAAATTCCTAACGAATCCAGGAACGATGACCTCCCTGACGCTGCTGGGGATGATAGCACTGATAGGAATGCTTCATAACCATGCCCACTTCTCCATGGAGCAGGATGCAGATGCCTATGTGAGACAGTGGTGTAGATCATCAGCAGAAAACAAAAAGACCTGCATCAGTTATGGTAGTTCGTATGATTAAACTACCTATATAATGTACAACCAAAGAGACCTCGTGGGGTCTCTTTTTGTTTGAGGTAAATCATGAACATGTATGTTAACCTGTGTCCTGCATACGCAGAAAAGAGTGAGACACTCACTCTTGATCTATCCCCTGAGGATATGGATCACTTTATGCAGTACGTTCACGTCCTAGCAGACACTAAAAACATTACTGCTAGACGTGCCTTTACTGATATGGTAAAGTACACTTATGAACAATTGATGGAGAAAGACTATGAGCGTAAGAATCGTAAGAATGCAAAACGGCGAGGACGTAATCGCTGATGTGTATGAAATGCGTGACAGCAAGGAAGGTCCACCACTAGCATATAAGTTAGAAAAACCTTACACTGTGGTGATTCAAGAGAATCATAATCTTTTTGAAGAACCATCCTTGCAGGAGACATCAAAGACTCTTGATACCATTGACATGGAGTTCACTGCATATGTACCGTTCTCTAAGAACTCACATATTTACATTCCTATTCCCTCTGTCACTTTCATTTACAACCCTATCGATCAACTGATCGAAAAATATAACGAACTAACTGCTTCCGATGCTGAAATTACTGTTGTTGAAGAACGATCCGAGCACGTACCTGCTGGGGAAACTGACGGAACTGGACGAGGAACCGAGTCTACTACTTGAAGACTGCTTTCGTGTCACTCCTGACGGGGAACTCAATGAGTATCCTCTGCACACAGATCAGCGAGATGTGTTCTTGACTTCTGACCTGATCTTTACTATACTAGATCCGTCTGCCGCTCTGGTGGGCAAGTATAAATCGATGGTTAGTTGATGCAGTTTTACACGGATGTGATTCTACTCGGTGATGTTATCCTGTATCGGGGATACAACAACGGTGAACCCGTTGAGTACCGAGAGAAATGCCGTCCTACCCTGTACTTCGTTCCTAACAACCAGACCAAGGAGTCTAAGTATAAGACTCTTGATGGTAGGTATGCTCATCCTAAACACTTTGACGGTGCTAGGGATGCTCGAAAGTTTATCGAGAAGTATACTGACGTTGATGGGTTGGAAGTGCATGGGTATGATAGGTTCGTGTATCAATTCATCGCTGACAAGTTCCCTGATGAGATTCGTTTCGATATGAACGCGATGAAGATCTATACGATTGACATCGAAGTTGGTTGTGACAATGGATTCCCCTCAGTAGAGGCGTGTCAAGAAGAGATACTTTGTATTACTATGAAGAATCTTGCTACCAAGGAGGTGATAACTTGGGGTACGAGGGAATTTACACCGAAGGACACGGAGTATCGTGTCTTTTGGAAGGAAGTAGAAATGTTGGAGGACTTTCATGCTTGGTGGTCTCAAAACACTCCTGATATTATCACTGGTTGGAACTGCAACCTGTATGATATTCCTTACATCTGTCGTCGATTTGAACGGGTGCTAGGAGAGACTTGGAAGAAAGGTCTCTCCCCCTGGAACCGTGTGATGGAACGTGAAATTGAGATGATGGGTCGTAAGCACATCTCATATGAAATCAATGGTGTCACAATTCTAGATTACCTAGATCTGTACAAGAAGTTCACTTATTCTGCACAGGAATCTTATCGTCTAGATCACATTGCAAATGTAGAACTGGGTCAAGCAAAGATTGACCACAGTGAATACCAGAACTTTAAAGAGTTCTATACAAAAGACTGGCAAAAGTTTGTTGAGTACAACATCGTTGACGTGGAACTCGTTGACCGTCTAGAAGACAAGATGAAACTCATCGAACTGGCATTAACTCTTGCGTATGACGCTAAGGTTAACCTCAGTGATGTCTATTCTCAGGTCAGGATGTGGGACACCCTCATCTACAATGACTTGAAGAAGCGTAACATTGTGGTTCCACCTAAGATCAGTACACAAAAGAATGATCAGTATGCTGGTGCGTATGTTAAAGAACCCATACCAGGTGCTTACGACTGGGTGGTGTCCTTTGACCTTAACTCTCTGTACCCTCACCTCATCATGCAGTACAACATCTCACCAGAAACTCTGGTTGAGAGGCGACACCCATCGGTGTCTGTTGACAAACTGCTGAACAAGGAGGTTGAGATCAGTGGAGAGTATGCTGTGTGTGCTAACGGTGCTCAGTACCGTAAAGATATACATGGTTTCCTACCTGAAATGATGCAAAGGATCTACGATGAACGGACCATATACAAGAAGAGAATGCTTCACGCTAAGCAGTCTCTTGAAAATGCCACCACACCTAAGGAAACCGTGGCACTACAAAAAGATATTGCAAGATACACCAATATCCAAATGGCAAGAAAGATCCAACTCAACAGTGCCTATGGTGCCATCGGAAACCAATACTTCCGATACTTCAATCTGGCAAATGCTGAGGCGATTACTCTCTCGGGGCAAGTCTCGATTAGATGGATCGAATCCGATGTCAACGGATACCTAAATAAAATATTGCAAACAGAGGAGGTAGATTATGTCATTGCATCTGACACCGATTCAATCTATCTTAATCTTGGACCTCTTGTTACTAAATTTCTTAGTGGTAAGTCTAACGATAAAGCAGCAACTGTTTCCTTACTTGACAAGATCTGTCAGGAGAAACTGGAACCTTTTATTGAACAATCGTATCAAAACCTGGCGTCGTATGTTTCGGCATATGATCAAAAGATGCAAATGAAGCGAGAGAACATCGCTGATCGTGGTATCTGGACTGCAAAGAAACGATACCTGCTCAATGTATGGGACAGTGAGGGTGTTAGGTATGAGAAACCTAAGTTAAAGATCATGGGTATCGAAGCAGTTAAGTCTTCTACACCTGCACCATGTCGTACTGCAATTAAGGAAGCACTTAATGTTGTTATGAATGGTACAGAAGCAGATATCCAGAAGTATATTGCACAGTTCAGGCGTAAGTTTGAAAGTCTCCCTCTTGAAGAGATTGCATTCCCTCGTGGATGTAATAACATAAGTAAATTCTCTTCACCTAGGAACATCTATGGTTCTGGATGTCCTATGCATGTCAGAGGTTCCTTGCTATACAATCACTATTGCAAGAAATTAAATCTTACTCACAAGTATCCCCTGATTCAGGAGGGTGAGAAGATCAAGTACATCTATCTACGTAAACCAAACAGGATTGGTGAGAATGTTATCTCATTCTTCCAGACTCTACCCAAAGAGTTTAATGTCCACTCATCGATAGATTATGATGAACAATTTGAGAAGTCCTTTTTACGTCCAGTCCGTGTTATACTGACGACGGTAGGATGGTCCACAGAACAACGTAACACTTTGGAGTTTTTATTCGGATGAGTTTTCTTAATGATGTAGTAAAGGAGATCGGCAATGAGTATGCTGGTATTGTTAACGAAGGGGTCGCTGCTGGCGATGTTGCATCTTTCGTTGATACTGGGTGCTATCTATTTAACGCCGTCGTTAGTGGGTCTCTTTTTGGTGGTGTTCCTTCCAATAAGATTACGGCTATTGCTGGTGAATCAAGCACGGGAAAGACTTTTTTTACTCTCGCTATCGTTCGTAATTTCCTTGATTCTGATCCAGATGCTGGATGCATATATTTTGAGTCCGAGTCTGCAATCTCTCGTGACATGATCGAGAGTCGTGGTATCGATTCAAAGCGTATGATGATCGTTCCTGTTGTTACAGTGCAAGAGTTTCGTACACAAGCAATCAAGATTGTTGATAAGTATCTAGAACAGAAACCTGAGGAACGCAAACCTCTGATGTTCTGTCTAGACTCACTTGGTATGCTATCAACTACCAAGGAAGTCACAGATGCTGAGGCAGGTTCTGAGACTCGTGACATGACTCGCTCTCAGATCGTCAAGTCTATCTTCCGTGTACTCACACTGAAACTTGGTAAGGCGAATGTACCTATGATTGTTACCAATCACACCTATGATGTCATCGGTGCCTATGTGCCAATGAAAGAAATGGGCGGTGGTAGTGGTTTGAAGTACGCTGCATCGTCTATTATATTCTTATCCAAGTCTAAGGAGAAGGATGGTAAAGAGGTGATCGGTAACATCATCAAATGCGAAACCAAGAAGTCACGATTCACTAAGGAGAACGCTAAGATCGAGACACGCCTATTCTATGACGAGCGTGGACTTGACAAGTATTATGGACTACTGGAACTGGGTGAGAAGCACGGAGTCTTTGAACGTGTGGGTAACCGTTATAAGATGGGGGACGTTTCTCTTTATTCTAAACAGATTCTCAAAGATCCTGAGAAGTATTTCACACCCGAAGTGATGCAAGCACTAGATGAAGTCGCACAAAAGGAGTTCAGTTATGGAGCATGACCACTACATCAGAACATATGATAATGTTCTTGATGATAATCTTGTTAAGAACATCATGGAGTCTTCCAGAGATGTTCAGTGGGAATACTGGGACCGTGATGGTCGTCCACAGTTTCATCAGTTCAATGTGACTGACTATGCTCAGAACAATCCTGATTCTATCTGGGGTAAGGTTCACAATCGTCTGATTGAAGCAATCAAAGATGTGTCTGAACAGTATATGGAAGACACTGATAGTCGATCAGCATGGCCAGCAGAGAATGCACTTGAACAGATTCGTTTGAAGAAGTACATTGCAGAAGATGATGATCGTTTTGATCCTCACGTTGATGTTGGTGACCACAGTAGTGCTAGGAGGTTCCTTGCATTGTTCTTCTATCTGAATGACGTTGACGAGGGTGGTGAAACGTGGTTTACTAAGATGGGAATCAAAATTAAACCAGTAGCAGGTCGATGTCTGGTGTTCCCACCCACATGGACCTATCCTCATGCAGGACTACCACCATTGAAACAAAATAAACACATCATTGGTACCTATCTACACTACATTTAATGCAAAAGATTGAAGAAATTACTCTCAGTAAACTTATACGTGATGAAAACTATTGTAGATCTGTACTCCCTTTCCTAAAAGATGAATACTTTGATCACCAACCACACCAGGTATTGTTTCATCAGATAAATGATTATGTAACGGAATACAATACTATTCCTGAGACTACTGCTCTCAAAATTGAGATTGAAAAGCGACGAGATTTGAGTGAGGATATCATAAAAGATATCGAATCATTCCTTGATACCAGGATTGATGACACACAATATAATGATGAATGGTTACTGAATACTACTGAGAAGTGGTGTAAAGAACGTTCGATCTATCTTGCACTGATGGAGTCTATTAAGATTGCTGATGGTCAAGACAAGACTCGCACCAAAGATGCCATTCCCCACATCATGGCAGAAGCATTAGGTACATGCTTTGATGATACTGTGGGACATGATTACTTACTAGACTCCGACGACCGCTATGACTTTTACCACCAAACGCACGACAAGATTCCCTTTGATCTCGAATATTTCAACAAAATCACAAAAGGTGGTTTGCCTCGCAAGACTCTCAATGTCGCTCTTGCTGGAACGGGTGTCGGGAAAAGTCTATTCATGTGCCATATGGCTAGTGCCGCCCTCTTGCAAGGCAGGAACGTACTCTATATTACACTTGAAATGGCAGAGGAGAAGATTGCTGAACGAATTGACGCCAACCTCCTGGACATCAACATCAAGCAACTCTCGGACCCTCTCTTCACGAAACAACAGTTCCGAACAAAAGTAGATAAGATTGCTAAGCAGACCCAAGGTCGCTTAGTGATTAAGGAATACCCTACTGCATCTGCTCACGTCAATCACTTCAAGTCTCTCTTGAATGAACTGAGTATGAAGCGTGGTTTCGCTCCTGATATCATCTTCATTGACTACCTAAACATCTGTGCCTCTGCACGTTACAAGAATGCTGTGGTGAACTCCTATACTTTCATCAAAGGTATTGCAGAAGAACTACGTGGTCTTGCTGTTGAGATGGATGTACCTATTATGACTGCTACACAGACCACTAGGTCTGGTTATGGTAGTTCTGATGTTGATCTTACTGACACATCAGAATCATTTGGTCTTCCTGCCACTGCTGACTTGATGTTTGCTCTCATATCTACTGAGGATTTGGAAGCAACAGGTCAGATTATGGTCAAACAATTGAAGAATAGATACAATGATCCGACAATGAACAAACGTTTCATCATAGGTATTGACAGAGCGAAGATGAGACTGTATGATTGTGATCAGTCTGAACAAGACAACATCCTTGACTCTGGTCAGGGCATTGAGGATAAGTTCCTTGAAACAAAAACACAAAGTAAATTTGACACTTGGCACGTATGACCGACTCCGCTAACAAAAGATCCCGCGACAACGACGTTAACGTTAATTTTGAGGGTAGTGATGCTGCCTCAGCAGCAGCAGAGAAACTTTCTAATACTGCCCAAGATATCAAGGACGGTATGCAGGATAAACTTGAAGATATGCAGGAGGATACTCCTAAAACTCCTGAGGATTTCATCAATAAGAAGGGTTTCAATGCATGGGTGACTGCTGAGAAGATCAAAGAGAAGGAAGCAGAAAAGAATAAGAAGAAAGAAGAACGTTTCCGTGTGGATCTTGATAAGTATCTGCACTTTGCTGATGATACCTGCTCCAAACCAAGCAAGGATCAGGTTGCATACATCGAACGTCTTCGTCAACTCCATGAAGATGGTTGTAACATTGCTCGTCTTGACACCGCTGCTGCTGGTCTGACTGCTGAGTCAGGTGAGTTTGCAGAGATTGTGAAGAAGTTGAAGTTCCAAGGCAAACCCTGGAATGATGCTAACAAAGAACATCTCATCAAAGAACTTGGTGACATTCTATGGTATGCAGCACAAGCATGTCATGCACTAGAAGTGACCTTTGATCATGTTCTGTATGTCAACTCTCTGAAACTTGCTGCACGTTACTCCGAAGGTAGTTTCTCTATCGAAGAGTCTGAGAACCGTGTGGAAGGTGACATCTAATGCTCTCCCTCTGGATTCACTTGGTAGCATTCTTTCAAGTGGTTGTTATGAATTGTATTCAACCAGTCAACTGGATGTCTTGCTATCGAGTGGACCAGTGGTTAGTCCCAGAGGTAGTGCAGGGATATAAACTGTGGACAGGTCAAGAGAAACCATATCAGAATGAAAGAGATTATCTAAATAGTTTGGATAATCAGTGCCTAGAAGATGGCAAGATCGATTAAAGAAGCATGGGATGACTACAAACGTCATTACCAAAAA